CCAGATTGGCGCATCACTGTTGGCACTACCGTTTATGACAATGTGCAGCAGGTTAACCTCACAGTAGGTCGAATAGACATCGACCGACAATGCCAAGCAGGCTATGCTCGCATGGACATTATCAACACAGGCACTACGCCATTTGACATCGATGTAACAGATGCACTCAAGCTAGAGGTCAAAAACTCATCTGGAACTTATGTGGATGTATTCGGTGGCGCGGTCTCAGACTTCTCCATCTCAGCTCGTACTCCAGATGAAACAGGTTTCCTAACTATCGGCTCTGTCTTGGCTGTTGGCCAACTGGCTAAATTGCCTAAGGCTTTATGGTCAGGTTCATTGAGTCAAGGTTTAGATGGTGCACAACTAGCAACTATCTTTGCAAGCCTTACCTCTCTGACCACAGGCGAAGTTGATGCTGGTCGTTATGAGATGATTGCTCGCAACGCTGATCCGATAGTCATGTCAGACATTGTGACTCTAATTGCAGACAGCGGCATTGGGCAGATCTATGAGGACAAGCAGGGTCGTGTCTGTTTTGCAGATGCAGACCATCGCACTGTATATCTTGAGGCTAATGGTTACACAGACTTAGATGCCAATTACGCCTATCCTTCCAGCATTAGGTCAATCCTACAGATTGGCAAGATCCGTAACTCTTTGACTGCTGACTACAACAATAACTATGGCTCGACCCTTACAAGCACAGATGCCACATCCATTGCTACTTATGGGCTGTTCGCTAAGAAGTTCCAGTCTAATGTCAAGCACACAGCAGACATGACAGATATCTTGACTAGAGAGTTAGCCCTTAGAGCTGATCCACGCACTCAGTTAGATTCAGTTACTTTTAGGCTAGATGATCCAAACCTGCCAGATGCCATGAGAGATAACCTTATTAACATCTTCTTCGGTGAGCCAATTCTTTTGACTAACCTGCCAGCCAACATCCTCAATGGTGAGTTCGGTGGCTTTGTAGAAGGTTGGACTATGAGTGCCACACCTTCACGGGTTGACCTGAAGATCTATGCCTCACCTGTTGAGTTCTCTATCGTGCCGCCACAATGGGAAACAGTCACGCCTGACACACTAATATGGAATGATGTAAATGCTACACTTATGTGGCAAGATGCGAATGGAGCACTGGTATAATGGCAACAACTACTTATTGGGGTTGGGACACACCTAACAACACCGACCTTGTTAAGAATGGTGCTTTAGCCATTCGTACCCTTGGCTCGGATGCGGATCAGACTGTACAAGATAACTTCATCGCACAAACTATGGGAGCATACTAATGGCCAATACAGCTAAAGCCTTATTTCGTGGGGCAGCGACAACAACAACAACTACGCTGCTGTACACAGTGCCAGCCAGCACAACTACCATTGTGACTAACATCGCGGTAACTAACACATCTGGGACTTCTTACACATTCACAATGGCACTAGATGACATCGCTATCCACACAGCAACGACTATTGCAGGTAACTCAACGATTTACATCGACCTGAAGCAAACACTAGCCGCTGCCAAAACCATCAAGGGTGGAGCATCTAACACATCTGTAAACTTCCACATCTCTGGAATGGAGATTGCATAATGGGTGCTTCAACTATTCCAGAGCCAGTAGCAGGAACCTCTGATAACTGGGTTTTGATTTCTTCGGTTACTCCAACGGTAGGAGCCTCGACGCTTTCATTCACCTCTATTGGTCAATATAGAAAGTTGATGCTAGCAATAAAAGCACCGGGTTTTTCGGCCAGCACTACAACTCAATTAACATTTAATGGAGATACTGCAGGAAACTATTCTTACTCTGCTGTGGGATATTCAGCTAGTGCTGTTGCAGCTATAACATCGGCTGTTATAGGTTCTCAAATCCCTTTAGGTACTGCAACAAGTGGGAATCTTCAGGCAAACTTTACAATTAATGAAACAAATACAACTGGCGCAAAGAACATATCTGGATGGTTTAAGCCTGCATCGGTTCTATACCCTAATTTAACAGGTGTGTACTTTGCTTCTGCTGCTATTACTTCAATGACAATTACCTGCACTTCAGGCGGTACATTTGAAAACTCTGGAACAGTAGCACTTTATGGGGTGGCAGCATGATTAACATGATTGTAAATACACAAACAGGCGAGATCACATTAGAGGAATCACCAGATGTCGAAGCCGCGCCTGAGTAAAGCTGCTATACAACTAAGGGAACAGATCGATGAATCGTTCCCGGATAGAGATCGCCGTAGCGACTCAGGGGCTTACGCTGACGCAAAACATCTTGCGCGTAAGTCAGATCATAATCCTTGTCCACAGACTGGTTGGGTTCGTGCCTACGACTGTGACAGGGATTTACATAAAGGGTCAAAGCCCGATGTCATGCCCTATTTGGTTGATCAACTTCGAGCAGCCTGCAAGTCAGGAATTGAGTCTCGAATCTCTTACATTATTTTCGATGGCTTTATCTACTCAGCCAAGTTTAGATTTATCAAAAGAAAATACACTGGTGCCAACAAACACACCAAACACGCTCATTTCAGCTTTAAGAAAGAGGCTGACAATGATGGTTCTTTTTTTCAGATACCTATGCTAGGAGGCACGGTATGACAGCTGGCAACTATAACTTCGTAATAGATCAGGGGGCTAACTGGTTCTTAACTGTTGTCTATAAAGATTCTACAGGCACAGCAATTAACCTAACAGGCTATACAGCAGCCTTGCAAATCCGAGATACTTACGCAGATAGCACAACTGATCTATCTTTGACATCTCCTAGCGGTGGTATAACAATCACCGGTGCAACAGGCACCATTGCTATCACTGCAACTGCCGTTCAAACTGCTGCAATAGCAGCTGGTTCTTATGTTTATGATTTAGAGATTACTAGCTCCGGAGGCATTGTCACTCGACTCATCCAAGGCAAGATCTCACTTAGCCCACAGGTGACACGATGAGCGACATTATCGAAGTAATCCAAGATGTAACCTCAGTAACTGTAGCAAGTGATGGGCCACAAGGGCCCCGTGGCCCACAGGGGCCATCCACCATTGCAGTCGGTACTACGACTACAGGTGCTGCTGGAAGCAATGCAACTGTTACTAATGTGGGAACTTCAACAGATCTCATTCTTGACTTCTCGGTGCCTCGCGGTAACACAGGTGCTACAGGTTCAACTGGTGCAACTGGAGCAACTGGAGCGACCGGACCTACCGGCCCTAAGGGCGATACAGGTGCAACTGGCCCTAAGGGCGATACAGGCAACACAGGAGCAGCTGCAACAGTAGCTGCTGGCACAACAACAACAGGTGCGGCAGGTACATCTGCAAGTGTTGTAAATAGCGGTACATCATCTGCTGCTGTATTTGACTTTACTATTCCACAAGGTGCTAAAGGCGATAAAGGTGACACAGGAGCCACAGGATCGACTGGTGCTACAGGTGCAACTGGAGCAACTGGAGCAACAGGGGCTGGTGTAGTCGTAGGCGGTACTGCTGGACAAGTCCTATCTAAAATAAACTCAACAGATTACAACACACAATGGGTAACTCCATTAAGTGCCGTGCCTCCTTTGCCTTATGTAGCAGGCAGATTCTACAAATCTCCTAATGTGCTTGGTTTTGGAACAGCAACATATTCAGCTACTAATAATTTTTATCTACCTTTTTATGTGTTTTCTACAAACACTTTTGATCGCATAACAATAGCAACTTCAGCAACATTTGTTGGAACTGGTTCAGTAAGATTAGGTATTTACAACAACAGTAACGGCTTACCTTCGACAGTCCTTTTAGATGCTGGTACGGTTTCAGTTACTGCCGCTTCAACAGGTTATTCAATTACTATTTCACAGTCTTTAAATCAGGGTTGGTATTGGTTGGCCTTTAACTCGGTGACAGCTGCAACAACTAACAATTTAGTTGCTACAGGTAGCGGAACTGGATGGCTTACCCTGGCTAATACAGGTTCTACTTCTTTCAACGCAGGTAGTGTTAATGGTTACTTTGAGGCATTCGATGCAACTTCTGGTTTTGCAACTGCTGGGACATTGACAGGAACTACAAATATACCTGCTATTGGTTTAAGGAGCGCATAATGAGAGAAGTCGTTTATGGTCTCGGAGGATACGATGAGACAAAGCCAAACAACAACATAATAGAAGAATACCAAATCCCAGATGAGGAGCAACAATGAATATCAAGAATCCAGCAATCCTTGCAGCAGGTGCATTCCTAGCAGCATGGTCAGCAACGAACTTTGAAATCGATTACCGAGCAATCCTATTCGCAGTTCTTTCAGGCGTTTTCGGATATGCAACACCAAAAAGGTAGTGAGTGCGATGGACATGGCGGCACTTGCTGTTGCTGCCACGACCGTTATTGGTTCATTTATTGGCTCAGTCAAGTGGTTAGTAAAGCACTACCTAGCAGAGCTCAAGCCCAACGGTGGAAGTTCGATGAATGATAGAATTGCCAGACTTGAAGAGCGTGTCGAAACTGTAATCCGTCTCCTAGAGAGGTAAC